GGAGAGAAGTTCAGGAGTTTACAATCCATTATCCCGGTAAGAGATACACCAAGCAGCCTTTCTTCTGCCGTATTATCCAACCATCTCTTTCTTAGGTATCCAAAGTTGGTAAGGGTGGATTGAATAGTACCAAGGAGAGTAGCCACACGTATCTTACGTGCCAAAGTATTTCTATCATCTCGTGCTCTGCATACAACTTCAGTTAAGTTACAGAACTGATTGGGTCGTAGGATAATCTCTGAACAGGGATTGGTTCCAAAGCTAATGTCGGATATTCTACGTCCATTCTGTGCTGCCTTGGCTTGTGCAGACCTACGATTAAAGATACCACGTTCACCTGACTTACTTTCATATAAGGATTGCCACTCATTCATAAAGATACCAGTATCAGGACGATCTGTATATACAGCAGAGTTATTAGCCAAGGCTCTTTCTGGATTGGTATAGGACCATGCACCAGACTTAGCCATTCTCATACGAGCATCTGATAGGTTGGATAAAGATATTAAAGCTGATCTACGTACACCACCTACAACTACAACATCTCCAATCTTACATACAATATCATGGCATTCAATTGAACTTAATTTCCTGCCTCTGGCTTCCTCAAACTTACGTATAGTGAAATCAAACAAATCCACCAGAGGTTGTGGTCCACTGGCTCTACCACCAAAGGTCTTTAATCTTGATCCAGCAGGACGTACTTTACTCACATCTATCTTGGGAATACGATTGGTATAAAGGTATGATATTAGATCTTTAAGTGCTCTGGCCCATCCCTCTTTGGAATCAGCTATGCTTATTACGTCATCTGTTCTTTCAAACTCTATGTCTGGTATAGTGGGAAGGTCGTTAATGTATTGTCTCTCTACAGAGAACCCAACTCCTGTACCATTCATTAAGATATAAAGTATTTCATCAAAGGATTTTGGATTATCTATTGGTATATAAGAACAATTATATCCAGCTATGTTCTCTCGTTCCAAGGCTGGTCCAGCAGCCATTAATGATCTCATGCTGGGCATCACCTCAAGAGATAAGATAGAGTTCCTGATCATGTTCCAATCTTTATCATCAAGTTGATTCTTGACTCCAAGATTATTTTCCACATGATTACGAAAGAAAATTATCAGTCTGTTAACAGTTTCATCCCATGTTTCTCTACGTCCCTCTTCCTCCAGCCATCTGGAATAACGAGACAGATATATAAACGATTGGTATTCAGTTGGTAGATGCATCCATCTTCTCCCCGTATCTAAGTTCCAATATCATTTGTGCATAATGGATTATCTTTTGGATATCCTTTGCACCTTCTCCTTTTGTCCTATGTCTGGTCACATACTTTACAATATTACCTTCAAAAAAGTCAAGTTCATTGGCATAAATATATTCAACTGGTTGAATGTGCAACTTCTTGTAATGATCACCACCTACTTGATAATCCCTGATTGACATTCTATTCCTTTCCTATTTATTATCTGATAATATTTGATAAATTCTGTATCGAAAATTTGATTTCTGTTCTGAATTAATAACTTCATAAGCAAATCCTCTAACAGCACCGGCATCTAGATTAGCATTGTCACATATAAATTCAAAGTTATCACATGTAACACCAACACTACAAAAGAACCATGCCTTTGCCTTATCCTTTGTTACAATATTAGAAACATTACTAGCATCTAATAAAGCCTGGAGAATAACAGCTAAGTATAGACGACGTTCAGGCTCCTCACGATCAAAGAGAACTATAGGATCTATAAATACTTCTTCATTTTTCTTTGGTTTGAACATTTTGTTTTAAAAATTTACCCGTTATAGAATCTCTTTTTGTATTACGATTTTTATTAAGGTGTATTAAGTTTTTCTGTTGCCATTTAGGATCTTTATAATACTCTCTTTCACCTAGTTTCTTTCTATATTCAGGATCTTTATAATACTCTCTTTCACCTAGTTTCTTTCTTGCTTCAGGATCTGAGAATTGTTTCTTTGCATTTTCAGATTGTTTCTTTATCCATTCAGGATCTTGATAACTCTCAACAGGACGATAGAACTTACCACCCACTCTTGAATTATAGTAAGCTGGTTCATCTGTTCCTTCAAGAGTGGAGGAAAGAACATTGAATTTCATTTGATAAAATAGCTCATAGTAGTGTAGGCTACGTTTGTTTTTATATTCAGCTATGATTTCAAATTTAAAATGTTCCTTCCCCATCTCCTCAATATCTTTCAGTAACCATTTAGAAGAACCCATATATGTTTTCCAATTGGATTCTGTTTCTTTTAACTTACGATACGATAGATATTGTTTACAACCTATGTATCCTTTTCCATTTTTAAGATTGGTTATTAAATAAACAAACCCAAACTTATCAAGATTGGGAATAAATTCTTCCTCCTTTCTATATATTAACCAATGATGGTCTACCAATTGACAACTTCCGGTACATCAGGAATCTTTCCAACGTTTGTAAGATATCTGTATCCTCTTGCATAGTTGAATACTCGTAATCCATGACCATTATTAGAATCCTTCCAACATTCTCTTTTATGATTACAATATATGCAAGATGTTCCTAATCTTTTATTACCTGAGACACCATCTTTAACATCACTATAACAACGATTAGGTGGACTATCTTGTTGTACCAATACTTTAAGATATTCAACTCTATCTTCTGCATCTATCATCTCTAAAGAATGAACCGGAGTTAAACATATCTCTCCACTCTGCTTATTGATGGCTAGGAAAGCAGCCTCATTTACTTCATTTCCTTTAGCATAAGCAGATATCTGTGCTATATAACCAAAGGGATCATCTCTTACAAGATCTGCCTTCTCAAACTTTTCAAATCCTCGTGGAGAGGTGGACTTACAATCAACAAGAACCCCATCAATCACACAATCCTGATGACCTTTCACTCCTGCAACACTAAGTTCCTTTTGAGTATCAGTAACTATATGTCCTGATAACCTGGAGAAAGCTATTAATAATTCTTCCAAGATGTGTCCATATAAAAACTTAATACGAGTGGAAGAAGAAACAGGAGCACTTTCTTTCTCCCTGTTTACATCATACCATAATTGTCTATCAGGTTTTCCTATTGCAGATAATCTTAGATTACGTTTACTCCTTTCTTTTTCATACAAGGCTGTCTTTAAATGTTCTTTTATATTATCTCCAAATTCATTTATGCATGTATCTATTTCTTTTTCATCCAGAGAAATATCGTCGGAACGAAAAAGATTATAGATATCTTCGACCAATGTATTTATGTTTTTCATATAAGAAAAGGGAGAGGCTTTTACACCTCTCCCACCTCCCACTTCTAGGATGCAAAGGGGATATCTTCATCCCCTTCATCACTAACAAATGCACCATCAACAACATCAAAAGCCTCATCAGCTTCTGTATTATAAGGAATGAGTTCGACTACCTGAACTGCACGTAGGTCAGCCGATACTCCAGCCCTTCCCTTAAACTCCCACTCATAGGTTGTATAATGTACATTAACCTTTGAGCCATTACCAATAAGGGTATTGGTCATGGTACGTTTCTGACCATCAACTAGGTCAGGAGCACGATTAAGGGAACCATCTTTCCGACGAACCCGACGTTTGACCGTGACAAAATCTCCACGATCATCACCTTTATTCTTAATGGCAAGCCCGTCTTTCTTAACCATCTCTAAGTTTTTCTTATCGAGATTGGCAACGTCAATAGACCATATACCATCAGAGTCAAAGGTGGTATTTGGGTTGGTAATTGCAGCCCAATAAGCTGTTCCTGAAATTACTGGCATATTTTTATAATTCCTTTTCTGGGTTAAAAACTGAATGTCTCATACTTTTAATTGTTTGTCAAGCATTAATGTGTCATGGTCCACGTTTCTCCTTCTTTCCATGTGCTATCCAGAGGACAGTTGAATTTTAATTTACGTTCTGTATCCTTAATAGCCTCTCTTGTTATGGTTCCAAATCGTTTTACATCTCCTTTTGCCACTTCAAATTGGTACTCATCATGGATAGAAGCCACTAATTTGGCATCTATTCCTGTACTATTAACTCTTTGTATCATATTGACCAGCCAATCTTTACATATGCTGGCCCCGGCTCCCTGTATAAGGGTATTAAGGCTGCTGTGGGGGCTTCTTATGAACAAGGTACGTCCGTCCACACCTTTAATCTTTCCCTTCTCAGCAGCTCTCTGAACGTTACTACGGACCCTTTTAAGGGCAGGAATACCAGATAGAAACCTATCGATAAGTTCCTGTCCATGTTCTCTATTTCCACCCACAATTTTACCTATCTTAGCAGCCCCTGCTCCATAGAGAAAAGCATATATGAATGTCTTGGCTTGATCTCTATCGGTAATACCAGCCACTTTCATATTGGCTGTATGAACATCTCCATTCAGGATCTCATTTGTATATGCTTTGTCATTCATTAAGTGAGCCAAGCATCTAAGTTCAAGACCTGAAGCATCTGTTCCAACCAAGGTATGGGTATGTGGATTTTCCACGGTCCAGCAATCTCTGCATTCTTTACCAAAGGGACTTCGGATTGCTGGTATCTGGGCCATGTTAGGACTATGATGTGCCATTCGACCTGTAATAGTTCGTAGAGTTAAGACTCTACCATGTACCCGACCTGTTGTATCATTGTAAGAATTAATCCATGATTGAATTTGTGCTATTCTCTTTTGTAATAAGAAGAACCTGGAGAATTTCTTTGCCTCTTCCATATTAATCTTATTAAGAATCTCCTCACTAATTATTATATTACCTTTGTCTGTAAATTGTTTAGGCTCCCATCCTCTTTCCATTAAACGATTAGCTATCTGTTGACGAGATCCTATATTGAATGATATGTATTTTGTTTTAGTTTTCATCTCAACTATAGTAGGTTCAAATTCTTTCAAGGCCCATGTCTCAAGAGCATGTGCCTCATCTGACAGACGAGCAAGTAATCCAATTGTCTTTTGTATGTTAAGAGCAAATCCATTCTTCTCCTGTTGATCTATGATAGCTCTGATCTTATGTTCAAGATTGATAGAGAAGGGAGAGAATTTATCTGACTCTTTAAACAGTTGTTTATATAAAGTTTCTGTTAAGTTAACATCATTTTTACAATACTTTAACATGTCTTCATCGTAACTTTCAAAGTTATCACACTCCCATTTGGGATGGTTCAATCTAATTCCCCATGCACCAAGACTATGACCACCTTCTCTAATGGGATTAAATAATTGAGACATAACTAAAGTATCTACTACTTGATTTAATTTAATATTAGTATCAAGTAATCTATTTAATATAGGAGCATCAAAAGATATTCCATTATGCATTATAAACTTATCAATTGTACTGGACCAAGATTTAAACTTGCCTAAGTTATTATGATCCCATACATGTACTTCAGATGTTAAAAGATCCTTTGCTACTATGCAATGGATCTTTTGTGCATCTAAAGAATCTGTTTCAATATCAAGTACTACAGTCATACAGCAAAACTTTCTCCACATCCACATTGAGATGTGGCATTAGGATTTTTAAATACTATATAAGAACCATTAATTCCATCCGTATAATCTATAGTTACATTCATCAGAAACATTAAAGCCTCCGGTCTAACGTATAGATTACCATCAAGGAGTGGTATTACGTCATGCTTCTCAGGAATATCATCTACTAAATCCCATTCATATGTAAACCCAGCACAACCACCACCCTTTACACCAAGTTCAATACCCTTAACAGCTTGATCTCTAACTATACGTGATAGATGTTCGTTAGCTTCTTCAGTAACGGTTATCATAACGATTCCTTTTTAGGCATTCTTTCATTATTATATTCAGAATATCTTTTACTATTAAAATCTTCTGCAACATCTAAATCTTCTATGTCAATTAACTTAGCATCATTAACATTTATATGATAGAACTTTTCATTAGCCTTATATTTATTATCAACATGTTCTACTTTAGAATCTTTAACTGTTTGTCCATCAACAAACCATGCCTGTTTACAATCACCACGAAATATAACAAAAGTTAATGTACCTTCTGATCCATCACGTACCCACTTATCTATAAGTCTTGCTTTTCTATAAGGAATACGTACTTCCTTCCATTCTTTAGGCCATTTTCTAACCCAGCTATATTTAATTTCAGTTTCAAAGAAAGCTGGTTCATTATCTTTACTACATGTGATATCAACTCCATAAGTTTCTTTTAAATTTATATGTTCATAACCTCTTTTATCTAACCAGTTTGCCATTATTCCATTGGATAATGGATCAGCTTTATTATAAAGTTCTCTATCAAATCCCATTAATCATCTCCTGTATCAAAAGGGTTATTAATTTCTGTCATTCTACCAGTATCTTTATTGTAAAACAAGTGAGTAGATATTCCTGTGTCTCCTGTATATCTATTCTTTAGAATACGAATCGTTGTTGTATTAGATAAGATAGGATCTTCATCCTGTTGATTTCTTTCCAATGCAATAACGGTGTCACTAAGATGCCCGATGCTTGCACTCCCTCTGAGATGTGAAAGGGATATTTCTCGACCATCTTCATGTCCTCTATCTCCAGAAGGTCTACGTAAATGTGACACCAACAAGAGACATATACCTGTTTGTTCTACAAGGGATCTTAGCTTCGTCATTAATATATCTATACTTTTTCTCTCGTCTGTATCTTCTTGTCCCGAAACTAGGATTGATAAGTGATCTAAAATGGCCCACTTAATATCAAGTGCTTGGGCCATGTATCTAAGTCGGGCAAGTATCTCGTCATTCTCTACAGATCCAAAGTGATCGAAAGCAAAGAACCTACCACTATTAATAGTAGCATCCTGCCATTCTTTTAATTGTTCTTGACTATATCCTGATCTAACTTCTTTAATATATAAACGAGCACTTGCTTCAACAGACATGATATTCCATGCCGTATGTTTTATACCTTCTTCCAAGGCAAGGATACCTATGTTATCTTGTGTGTTACGTAAGAGATGGTGCATAAGTTCCCTAGTTATGGAACTCTTTCCCATTCCAGCCCCAGAACAGAACGTCGTAAGCTCTCCGGTTCTCATTCCATAAGTCTTTTCATTCATCTTAGGCCAAGGATATAAACAAGTCTCACAATATTCTTCTTCATAAAGGGAGGAACCAAGATCTTTCAAGTTAATAATTCCTGCTGGTGTATATGGTTTAGCTGCCCACCAACATTGATTGAATGCTTCTCGTTGTCCCATCTTTAAATATTCATTGGCATCTTTATGTTCCATCCTCATTATTTTGCACTTATTAGGAGAGAACAATTGAGCTACCTTTTCAGCAGCATCTTGCCCTTGCTTATCCATATCAAAGCAAAGAACAACAGTGTCATACATGTCTAGATAGTTAAAGGCTTCTTTACAGTCTCTTAATGCACCAGCAGCTCCAGTTTTTATACTAACACTAGGCCATTTCGATCCCATTAATTCATAGGCACTCATGGCATCTATCTCACCTTCTGAAACTGTAATATACTTTGCCTTCTGTGTGAATATATTTTGTCCAAAGAGTACAGCATCAGATAGCTCACCCTCCACCCACATACGTTTATCTTTGGTCTGTCTTATTTTATTTCCTATATGTTCACCCTTATCATTATAGTATCCATATAGATGATGTGTTGTTATATTACCATTACGTTTAACTTTCGTATTAAATTTCTTGGCAGTATCAAGAGATATTTTTCTTTCAGATATCTCTCCCCATTCTCCAGTTGTAGCCATAGATTTTACCTTCGTGTTAGATATTGTTACTACATTATCATCGAATCTAGTTTCACAAGAGAAGCACCATGAATATCCTGCCGTATGATTTACATTGGCATCACTTGATCCACAAGCAGGACATGCCCCTCTATCTAACCATTTCTTTTGTTGCATTTACACCCCCGGTCCTGGCCAAGTTCCATCTTCTATCTCCTTCATTCGTTGACTCATAGTTTCATTGGTGAAACCAATTGGAACAGAACACCTCTTTGATATAGCAAACTTTGGTATGGAAATCAACCCTCCATATTCAGCATCCACTTTACTATCAGCATTATTAATAGATGAAGCTATGGTTAAATACAGATCATCTTCATTAACTAATATTCCAGCAGTCTTAATTACCATAGGTTTTAAATCTTTAACCTCTTGTTCTGTCTTCCATTCGGCATCATTGTATTCTGCTGAATCAATCCATTCAATGCAAACTATTTTACTATTCATCTACATCTTCCCAAGTGTCTTGTATATAATTATCAATAAAGGTTTCTTTATCAGACATGATATCATCAGTATCTTGTTTAGCTATTCTTTTAGCTTCACGAGTATCGTATCCCTCTTGTTGATACTGACGAATTAATTCCCGAAAGATTCTTTGTCTTTCTTTTTGGAGAAAACTTCTACTCATTTAGGAATATCCAATTCTAATTGATCTTCCATTTCTCCATGAGCTTTTTCCCATATTTCTTTACGTTCAAAGCCATGCTTGGTAATCCATTCATCTTTAGTCAGATGTCCTGCATCTTCTTCCATCTCCATTAACCAATCACTTACTCGTCCCATGTCTATCCTCTTTTGTTTCCATTCTTGTATGTGAATTAAACTTGTCTTAACAATATCTCGTATGTTCTCTCTCGTGACCAGATTATAAAGTGGTTCCATATCTTGTCCATACTTGTCAAGAAAATACTGACGACCAAGATTAATATCTTCTCTCCATTTCATGATTTATAATCTGGGTCATCCATCAATGCCCAACCAGACATACCACTTTGAAAGCTAGTCTCTGGATTTATTTTTCTTCTTAGAGAATGTATCTCTTCTTGTAATGATTTAATTCTTTTATGACATCGTTGTAATTGTTCTTGTAACTCCTTCACATTACGTCTTAATTCTTGTTCTATATCCATTGACTAACTCCTTTTAATGTAACCTACATATATTAATTGAATCATCTTCCATAAATTGCTGCACATCTACACTAACATCTTTACATAGCAATTCTATATACCTCCATGCAGATATTTTATCATTAAAAATAATAGCAAAGCCATTATCATCAGTCAAGAGATCTGGAAGTTCCATGTCAGGATCACTTCTTGATATTACCCACATTATTATTCCTTCTATGTTTAATCTTTCTATTATATAGTACTTTACTTTCAACAATTCTCATCTTCCAAAGAGGATCAGAGAGTTGCTTTGCCATTGGATTATTCTTACGTTTACCTGCAACTCTCTGATCTTTCATAGTCTTATTCCTTACCTAGCACCACCATTATAGGCTGCTATTGCATCTTTCATATGATAGAGTAGCTCTTCTGAGATCCATTCTAACTTAGGCTTCCCACTTATACGGAACTCTTCCTCCAAATATGTGACAAGGTAGGTCAATTGGTCATTTGTTAATTGTATTTCTTGATCTTTCATAGCTAAATTCCTATCAAGGTGTGGTATATAAAAATACCACAGATGTTTCCAAAGAAGAATGAAGTTAAGATAAAGAATAGTACTGTACTATGATCCATCATAATACATACTCCTTATGCTGCCAATGCAAGCCATTGATCAGACTGTATCATCTTCCTTACTTTATCTTCTCTTGATCCTATTACATTGTGGGCTGGTCGAGCATTTGTATTCTTATCATGGCTGGACCAATGAGTAGCTGCCTGATATGCAGTCCATAATGTACCCTTATTTCGGGTGGCATATCCTTCATAAAGACTACGACCATGTATGTGACGGTTCTCTTCATCGAATATCTTCATTAGATTAGACAACATAACCTTGTTAGCTACTGCTTTACGAGTAACATTATCTGTTCTCTTTGCAAGTGTCTTGGTGAACAGATCAATGGTAGCATCACGAGATACTTCAGTATGATACCACTTCCTCATTTGATTAAGACCATCACCAGCTATGTATGCTCCAGCATTCTTAATCTTTGCAGCAAATGCAGAGACATTAAAGCCTTTGGTATGCCTACCATAGACATAGGCCAGCTTGTCACCGGATACCAATGTGTTCCAACACTTACTTCTCCATAGTCCCATCATACCATTGTTGGCCCAAGTTCTATTATGTGAAGTCCGAAAGCAAAACTCTGGTATAACTGAGTCTGAGTTCTGATTGTTCCTATCAAGATATAAACTATGAGCAGGAAACTTGGCACGTAACTCTAGCTTGGCACCATTGTCAAAGACATTGGTTTCAAACTCAGCTTCGGTCATGTC